TACATTATTTTATTTTTATATAATTAATACATTATTTTAGTTTTTATATAATTAATACATTATTTTAGTTTTTATATAATTAATACATTATTTTATCGATGATAAATGTAATTTTTTATCTATTTTATTTTCATATTTTAAACGTAATAAAATAGAATCATTATCTAATAATTGTATATCCACATTTAATTTATTTTTATTTATTAAATATATATAATGATTTAATTTAATCATGGCATAATAATCCCTATATTCATTATTTTTTTTTAAATCAATCTCTTGTATATTAAAATTAATATGATTTTCATCAATAGATTTTAATTCCATTGGTCTAGTATCTAAATAACCCATTTGTTTATTCATTAATTTTATATTATTTGATTGAATATTTAAATTTAAATGTGGATATTCTAAAATATTCCATAATCCTTGAAAAATTATTGGTATAAATGTTATATAATAATACATTAATTATATTTATATAATTATTATTTATTTTTTAAATATTATATATTTTATAGATCATTTAAATCTTTAATAAAAAAAGAACTTAATTTGGGTGTTCTCTTATAATCTGTAAAATTTACATTTACAATTCCAAAAGTTTCATTATAACCTGATGCCCATTCAAAATTATCTAAAAAAGACCATATAAAAAATCCTTTTATATTATCTCCTCTATTTTTTATTACCTGATCAATATAACCTGATAAATAATGCACTCTACCTACATCATATATATTATCATTTTTTTGAGAAAATCCACATTCGGTTATATATATAGGTAATTGAGTTGTATATCTTTCTTTTATATATTTTAATAATTCTCCCATTCCTATTGGTGCATCATATAACCATAAAGATTGAGCTTGAGGCCAATTTATATCTTCCCAAGTATTTCCATTTGCATCTATATAAGATGTTGTATAATGATTTATTGCTAAAAAATCAGATGATCTTTTTAATAATTCCTGTTCTTCATTTGAAAATGGTTGATTTTTTGATTCTAATATTTGTGGAAATTTTCCATATATTAATGGATCCATAAACCATCCAAACATTCTATCCATTGCATTTCTTGACATTTCCTTTGCACTTTCATCTATCGGTTGAATCCAATTTGTATTTATTACAATACCTATCTCTCCTTTATAATTTTTATGAAAATAATCTGCTGTATATGCATGAGCCAATAATTGATTTCTCGCGGATAAAAACATATTTTCTTCTGAACATATTCCTGGTGCAAAACTACATATAAATCCATATCCCTGTTGTGATGTCGTTAATGGTTCATTTATTGTCATCCAATATTTTACTTTACATGAATATTCTTCAAATAATACTTTACTATATTGCACAAAATAATCAATTATTCTTGAATCTAACCATCCATTTATTTCTTCATTTTGTAAATATATTGGTAAATCCCAGTGATATATTGTTACATATGGAGTTATATTATATTTATTTAATTCATTTAATAAATTATGATAAAATTCTAATCCATCTCTATCTATTACATTTATTTGATTTGGCATAATTCTTGTCCATGATATTGAAAATCTATAATCTTTTATTCCTAAATCTGCCATTAATTTTACATCCTCTTTATACATTTTATAATGATTCGTTGCATTTAATACAGGATGTAAATTTTTTTTTTCTGTAAATTCATCCCATATACTTTTTCCTCTATTCCATCCCTCTATTTGATAACTTGATGTTGCTGTTCCAATAAAAAATGGTAATTTTGAATCTACTGTTTTTAATAATATAGATGATAATAATAATATAAATGATTTCATTTTCATTAATTTATATTATATTTTTAAATAAAAATTGAAATTAAAAATTTTATTATTTTTAATTATTTTAACTAATACATATATTTTATTCTTATTAATATTATTTAAAAAATGGTAAATGTATCAAGAAATACATTAACTTATATTATATATATTTCTAATAAATATAAATTAAATTCTGTTGAATTATGGGATGATTTTCAATATAGTCAAAATCTAATTGTACAAAAAAATTCTTTTCATTTTCTTCATTCTGTTAATAAAAATGATAAAAATGATACTATTTCAAAAAGAAAAATAATTTGGCAAAATTTTTCTGAAAAAGAAAGAATTCCTCATTATCAATTAATACAAAAAAATAAAGACAAAAATTTACATTCAAAAATTGGTAAAAAACAAAATGCTTATCAATTATTCTTTAAAGAAAGGTATCAACATTACAAACATCTTTATCCTCTTAAAAAATATCAAGAAATTTTTAAATTAATTATTCAAGATTGGTCTAATCATAAATTAAATCAAAAAAAGAATACAATATCTCCTATTTCTAATAAATCTCCTATTTCTAATAAATCTCCTATTTCTAATAAATCAATTACATCTAAGTCCAAGTCTATTATGGATGATAATAAGTCCAATTCTATCTTGGATGATAATAAGTCCAAGTCTATTATGGATGATAATGAATCCAATTCTATCTTGGATGTTAATAAGTCCAAGTCTATCTTGGATGTTAATAAGACAAAGTCTATCTTGGATGTTAATAAGACAAAGTCTATCTTGGATGATGATGAATCAAAATCAATGATAGATGATAATGAGACAAAATCAATGATAGATGATAATGAGACAAAGTCAATGATAGATGATAATGAATCCAATTCTATGATGGATGTTAATGAATCAAAATCAATGATAGATGATAATGAATCCAATTCTATGATGGATGATAATGAAACAAAATCAATGATAGATGATAATGAAACAAAATCAATGATAGATGATGATGAATCAAAATCAATGATAGATGATAATGAAACAAAGTCAATGATAGATGATAATGAAACAAAGTCAATGATGGATGATAATGAAACAAAGTCAATGATGGATGTTAATGAAACAAAGTCAATGATGGATGTTAATGAGACAAAGTCAATGATAGATGATAATGAAACAAAATCAATGATGGATGATAATGAAACAAAATCTATGATAGATGATAATGAATCAAAATCTATGATAGATGATAATGAATCAAAATCTATGATAGATGATAATGAATCAAAATCTATGATAGATGATGAGTCATCATCAAGTTCTAATGATTATTTTTATAATAATTCAAGCGATGATAAATCGAATACAGATAATGAAATGAGCGAAATGGTGTCAGAAAAATCTAATAGTAGTAGTGAAGAATCTGATAATGATAATAATTCAGTAGATTCATATTATACAGAATTTTTTGAAAAGAAAAAGTCAATTTATGGTAAAATTGATGATGATATTGATATTAATGAAGAGAATAATAGAAGTAAATTAGTTTCTAATTATTTTTTAGAATGTAATATAAAAAAAAAAGATAAAAATTATAGATATATCATGGAAATAGATCCATTCTTGACTATTAATGAAAAAAATAGTTTAAATCAAATTATTGAAAAATATAGTAAAAGAGAATTACCTTCATTAAAAAAAACATATACATCAATGTATGATGATAATGCTGAAAAATTAAGTAAAGAAGAAATTTTAAGAAGAATGTATATATGGGAACGTAATGAAATAGTAAGAAGTCAATTTAAATCAAAAATAAAAATTATTCCTTCTTATTTAAGTGAATTATCGTCTAATGATAAAGAAGAATTAAAAAAGAGATTAGCTACCTATAATAAATATAATATTCATATGGTATATAGAGCTTATATAGGATTATTAGATAAAAGTCCAGGAAAAAAAGGAGACAATAAAGAAGCAATGATTAATAAAATTATGATTTTTAATGAAAAACAGTTAAAATATTATTATTGTAGAAAATTAATGGGAATTTGTAAAGAAGAAAAAGATGAATTTGTAGAAATTAGTTAAATATATATTTGAATTTCATAATTTGATAAATTATAAAAAATATATATAAATTAAATTTATAAATAAATATTTAATTACTAATAAAATTTTTAATTAATGGAAATATTTTTTCAATCTCTTTAGCACATAATAGGGCTATTTCTCTATGTTCTTTTTGAGTGGATATATGAGTTCTTAATTCTATATAATGAATCCAACTTCTTAATGTACCATTCATATATAATTTTGAAGGAGTCATACCTTCAGGTAATATAATTCTAGCTTGTTCTTTTGCTATTCCATTTTCAATAGCCCATTTATAATTCTCTTGAATTAATAATTGAATTTTTTCTTGTCTTTTATTCCATTCTAATATTAAATCATTATCACTACATTCCAAACTATTTTGTCTATTTTTATAATCTTGTAATCGGGTTTCTCTAATTAAAAATGAGTTTTCTTGTACAGCATATCTTTGTGAAAATTCTTGAAAAGAAAAAGATCTATGTCTCAATATCTGTCTAGCAATATCTCTTGTGGTTTCAATTTCTAAACAAATGGATATCATTTCAAATGGAGACCAATGATGATTTGATATTAAATAATTAATGAGTCGTTCATTATTTAAATTATTATGTTGATTAGAAGGATTTGAAACTCTTGCACAATAACAAATCCAATCTTGAATACTCATATTTTTATTAGATGGATCATTTGAATATGTAATAATTCTTGCACTCATTATTTTATTATGAATTAAATCTATTTAAATGTTAAATTTTTTAAATGTAAAAATGAAAAATTTATCAATTTTAATTTATTTTCTTTTAAATTCAATTATAAGTTATGGAGCAAATCCTTGGGATATTTCTAATTTATATATAAATCCAATATTATCAAGTAACATTGATTCTACTCTATCTCATTTAGAAAATGATTTAGATTCAAATATTATTCAAAATATGAAAAATATTAAAAATGTACCAAGTGCTTATTGGATTGATGTAAAAGAAAAAATTACTATTAAAAATGAATTTAATGAAACTTATTATATTGAAGGTATAATGAATGATGCTCTTAAAACTAAATCAATTGTTAATTTTATTGTTTATAATTTACCAAATAGAGATTGTAAAGCAATGGCTTCAAATGGTCAGATTTGCTGTAATCGTAGTGATAAATGTAAAGATTATTGTAGTATTTCTTGTCAATATACGGCGACTCAATGTGATGATGGTCTAAATGAATATATTTCCGAATATATTGATCCTTTATTTGAATTATTATCTAAAGATGAATATTCATCTATTGTAAAAATTTTAATTATTGAACCTGATTCTTTACCCAATTGTGTAACTAATTTAGGTATGAATGGTTGTTCTGATTTAACTTGTGATATTTATAAAAAAGGTATTACTTATACTTTAAATACTTTTTCAAAAATTCCTAATGTTGTAATGTATTTAGATGCTGGACATGGAGGATGGTTAGGTTGGGAAAATAATATTACTAAATATTTATCTTTAATTTCTGAATTACCATATCAATTTATTAGAGGTTTTGCTACTAATGTTGCTAATTATCAACCAATTGGAGAACCATGTCCTATGACTGAACGATTTTATGATTTTATTCAGTATTGTAAAACTACAGATGATGATTGTTGTTTAGATCCTTGTGAATTTTTTGATCAGTATAATATTGGTAATCATGAAGTTAATTATGCTCAATTAATTTATTCTTTTTCTAAAAATTTAAATTTAACTTCTTTTAATACTGATGATGGATTACCAAGAATTATTATCGATACAGGTAGAAATGGTAATCCCTTAACAAGAACTGGTGCTCAACAATGTAAAGTATGGTGTAATGTTAATAATGCTAAAATTGGAACTTTTCCTACTATTGATACTCCTTTATCTAATATTATTGATGCATTTGTATGGTTAAAAACTCCTGGTGAGTCAGATGGTTGTATTGATTATAATATTCAAAAAAGATGTAAAAACCCATCTACATGTGTACGTTATGATTCTGAATGTGGAAATTATCCTCAAAATTTTGGTTATTTTAAAGAACAAACTTGTCCTCCTGAAGCCGGTCATTGGTTTGAAGATCAATTTATTCAATTAAACGATTATTAAAATTTTATATATAATATTTAAAAATTTTATAATTATAGAATATAATGAATTATAAAATTAATGGACGTAATCCAAGAAAATTTAATGTAATTGAACGTCACGGTAAACTATACATTAATATTAATGATGATAAATTTTTTAAGCCACTCACTAAAGAAAAGATAAGAGATATAAAATTGTTTTTAAAAAATAATCCTTTAGTTAATATTGGTGAAAGATATAGTAGTAAAATAAATGCATTTAATTTACAATTTCCTAAATCAGACAGAAATGAATTTACATCATTATCTTCTTTAAATGAAAGTAGAATAGATATCCCATTCATTTCTCCTTTTGATATTCAATCCATAGATACTAGTAGTAGACCACCACCCATCTTTTCTTTAGATGCAAGTAGTAGTAGACCATTCATTTCTCCTTTTGATATTCAATCCATAGATACTAGTAGTAGACCATCCATCTTTTCTTTAGATGCAAGTAGTAGTAGACCATTCATTTCTACTTTAGATAAAAGTAGAATAGATCCATCTGGATTATTAAAATTAATTGGAGAAAATCCA